GCAGTAAGAAACGACTACCTTAATATTCAACAAGAATTCGGTAGAACCAAAGTAAGAAAAATTTTGGCTCTAAAACAAGTAGACGAGATTGAACAATATGGAGTTCAGTTAGAATCTGCGTACTTACAAGTACAAGAAACAGAGCAAACATTGGCTAAAACCTTAGAAGATAAATACGGAAAAGGTAATCTAAATGTTGAAACTGGTGAATTTACACCAATTTCATAAAAAAACTTCTAAGCTAAGTATATTTTGAGATTTTGAAATGATACTTATAGAGTAAGTATAAAAAGTTTTACTCACAAATTAATTAATAGGAGAATAACAACATGGCAGAGAGAATAGTCAGTCCAGGTGTTTTTACAAACGAAAAGGACTTATCATTTCTTCCACAAGGTATTGCTGATATAGGTGCTGCAATTATTGGTCCAACTAAAAAAGGACCAGCATTTGTTCCAACACAAATAACAAGCTTTTCACAATTTGAAAATATCTTTGGTGGAGTTGATAGTCGTTTCTATGTACCTTACACCGTCAAGGAGTACATAAAAAATGCTCCAGCAGTGACAATTGTTCGTGTGTTAGGATTAGGTGGATATCAAACATCTACCTTAAGACTGAATGTAACAAGTTCAATAGGGAACTTTACAGCAGCAGTTTTAAAACCATCAAGAAATGCACCATCTTTAGATATAGGTGGGCCAACTTCTGCATCTTTAGCAGCAGAGGGTGATTGGTCAAGTGCAGCTCTAACGATTGGAACTAACGCAGCAAAAACAATTTCATTTGATACAGGTTCCGCAAACTACATCACAAAGATTTTTGGTACAGACCCACAATCTACAAACAATGATGTTTATGTTTACAAGAACTTCAAAGACCTTCAATCATCCAATGGATTCGATGCAAATGTAAGTATGAGTATAGTAAGTGCTTCAACCTCAAATGGGGAAGATTTCACTCACGATTACGCAGTAGCAACTACACCTTACATCGTATCTCAGTTGGTTGGAAGTGCAAACAAAAGTTTATTTAAAGTAAATACTCGTTCACATGGAACAGATGTAAATGATAACTTTAAAATCGCTATAGCAGATTTAGTTGCAGCTGGTTCAGTACCAGGTAGTGATTTTGGTTCATTTTCATTAAGAGTGTTGAAGAATAATCCAGGCGAAACCAATGATGGCGAAGTAATGGAAGAGTTTACTAATCTAAACTTCGATTCAGATTCACAAAACTACTTACCAAGACAAATTGGTGATAGATATGTAACAATAGATACAAATGGAAAATTGACCTACAATGGTGATTGGCCAAACAAATCAGTACATATTTACATATCTGATTACGCATCAAATCTTGAGGGTATCGATGAATCACTAATACCACATGGTTTTGCAGCAGCAAGTAATCCAACTCTTGGAACAACAACAATCCCAAGTGCAAGTTTTGTAACAGCACAAAACAACACACTCGGTGTATTTGACCAAAATGTTTACTATGGTTGGAAATTTGCAGCAGAGACTAACAAACAATACCTTGCTCCAATACCTGCAAGTGCAGGCACTGGAAACAATGCAGTATTCTCACTTGAGAATATGTTAGGACACGCTGATGCATCTACTCTTGGTATAACAACATACGCAGATGGAACTGAAAATCTATCTTTATCAGCTGCAGCGAAATCTCAGTTGAAATTTGTTGTTCCTTTCCAAGGCGGATTTGATGGTGATAACCCAACAACATTGAAAGCAGTAGGTAATGATATCTCAGGTACAAACACACAAGGATTCAATTGTAATGATGCGAATGCTAGTGGTTCTGTGGCTTACAAACGAGCAATTAATGCAGTAAGTAATCCAGACGAGTTTGATATCAATTTATTGGTAACACCAGGTATCATACATGAATATCATAATTCAGTTACTAATCATGGTATTAGTAAAGTAGAATCTCGTGCAGATGCATTCTACATTATGGATGGTTCAAGATGGGGTAGAAGTGTGGCAAATGCAGTATCAGATATTAATACTATCGATACTAATTATGCTGGTACATATTATCCATGGGTCAAGATAATTGATGAAAGTAAAAATAAACCAGTATGGGTTCCACCATCAGTTGTATTACCAGGTGTGTTATCATTTAATGATTCTATAGCACACGAATGGTTTGCACCTGCTGGATTGAATCGTGGTGGATTATCATCAGTATTAGAAGCAAAAACAAGATTAACACATACAGAAAGAGATGAACTCTATGAAGGTCGTGTTAACCCAATTGCTTCATTCCCAGGTCAAGGTGTTGTGGTGTTTGGACAAAAAACATTACAAGGAAAACCATCTGCTCTTGATAGAATCAATGTAAGAAGACTGTTAATCAGACTTCGTAAATTCATTGCTTCTTCATCAAGGTTCTTGGTATTCGAACAAAACACAAGTGCAACAAGAAACAAGTTCCTATCTATAGTGAACCCATTCTTGAATAGTGTACAACAAAATAGTGGATTAAGTGCGTTTAAAGTAGTAATGGATGAATCAAACAACACACCAGATGTTGTAGATAGAAACCAATTAGTTGGTCAAATCTTCATTCAACCTACAAGAACTGCTGAATTCATCGTGTTGGACTTCGTAATACAACCGACAGGAGCAGCATTTCCTGAATAAGTTTATTAGTAAGTAATAGACAAACAAAAACCCCGCTTTTTCAAGTGGGGTTTTTTGTTGCTGTTTCTAATATAGTGAAACTCTGCATAACCCTTTCGATTTCAAATATGTAGTAATCGAGAACCCACAAATTTACATTTCTAACGCATCTAACCATTCCTCTATTTCGTTGTAAGTCATTCTACCATCTTCTTCAAGAGCTTCTCTCTGTTCTTGTCTTGTTAATGGTTTATCATTGTTCCATACTGGTCCAATATTAGTTTCTGCTTGAAACTCAATATCATGTTCTGGTAATTTACCATTATTTCTATTTAATTCATAGTTCATACAACCTATCGCAAAAGTTCCCATATCCATATTTCTATCCTTTTCTATCATTATTACACTATAATATAATGCTTTTAAACATTGGAGTCAAGTGTTTTTTTATTTTTTTTTCGCACAATACCAAGTACAATATTTACCATCTTTGTACTCGATAACTGCTTTTACTTTTTTACATTTATTACAATTCATTATTTATCTCTCATTTCTTATATCTTAATATACAACATAAAACCTATACAAGTCAAGGATTATTTTTAAAAAACTTCAATAAAACTAAGAAGAAAGTACTACTATAATTCACTTTTTTTTGTTTGCTGATATTTATTATCGAAGAAATTTTAAAGGCAAATACTTTAGGAGATAAAAATGGCCGATATTTTAAATCAAGACGAAATCTTTTTCAAAGCGTTTGAACCTAAAACTAAAAATAGGTTCATTATGGATATCGATGGTATACCGAGTTACTTTGTAAAAACAATGAATAGACCTCAAATCACATTTGAGGAGATTGAACTAAATCATATCAATGTTAAACGATACCTTAAAGGTAAAGGTACTTGGGAACCATTAGAGATTACTCTCTATGACCCAATCGTTCCATCAGGTGCTCAGGCAGTTATGGAATGGGTTAGATTACATCATGAATCTGTAACAGGTCGTGATGGATACTCTGATTTCTATAAGAAAGATATTACTTTCAATCTTTTAGGACCAGTTGGAGATAAAGTTGAAGAGTGGAAGTTGGTTGGTGCATTTATCCAAACAGCAAACTTCAACGATTTGGATTTTGCTAACGGAACGGATGTTGCTGATATCAGTTTAACACTTCGTTACGATTACGCTATTTTATCATTCTAAGAACGGAGGGCATATGAGTATGTGGGAAATTTTCAAAGATGACAATGAGTACAATGAGAAATCAATAATTGGTTTCGGTGCATTCACAATAATGGTTATTTTTGCAGGAGCAGATGTTGTTACTGGTATCATGGGTAAAGACTTAGTTATCAATGATGTAGTATACAATTCATTTCTATTCACTACTTTAGGTAGTTTCGGTATCGCAGGTGCTGAAAAAGTATTAGGAAATAAAAAATAAAAAAATAAATTCGTTTTTACGAAAGTTACAACATAATTATTATATATGGTTTTAAATTCATTTCATAGGAGATAAACAATGGCTGAGAATCAGTACGCGTTTCCTACTGAACAATTATCTTTACCATCAAAAGGATTACTATATCCTAAAGATAGTCCGTTAAGTAGTGGAACAATAGAAGTTAAATACATGACTGCAAGAGAAGAGGATATTCTTACCTCTGCAAACTTAATAGAAAAAGGGACAGTAATTGATAAATTATTGGAAAGTGTTATTGCAGACCCTAAAATTAAATTAGATGATTTATTAATCGGCGATAAGAATGCACTTATGGTAGGAACTCGTGTGTTGGGATATGGTAAAGAATACAATATAAAAATCACAGACCCAGATACTGGTTTAGAAGTTGAAACATCATTTGATTTAACAAAATTAGAAACAACCAAACCAGATGAAAAGTTATTCAAAAATGGAAACAAATTTGAATTTACCTTACCTACATCTAAAAGAACTATAGAGTTTAAGTTACTAACTCACAAAGATGAGAGAGAACTTGATGTAGAGATAGAGGGATACAAAAAGATACAAGCAGTTGGTGGAGTTTCAAGAGAACTTACCACAAGATTAAAAAGACAAATCATTTCAGTAGATGGTGAAACTGATAAATCAAAGATTAATGATTTTGTTGATAATCAATTTCTTGCTAAAGATACAAGAGAATACAGAGCACATCTAAAAACAATTACACCAGATGTAATATTCGAACAAGAATATACAAGTCAAATAGGAGAGCCCCATAAGGTAAATATACCAATAGGGGTACGATTTTTTTGGCCTGAATCCAGCGTATAAAAAAGACCTACACGAAAGTATATTCAATTTAGTTTATCATGGTAGTGGATTCAGTTGGACTGAACTCTACAACATGCCTGTTCACATGCGATTATTTTATCAGAATCTACTAATAGAACAACGCAAGAAAGAACACGAGGAAGTAAAACGAAGACGAAATAAAAAGTAACTATCTCGATATTTATTAATGGTAAAACATATCCAAAAGGAATCCAACAATGAAATTAAATGAGAGACAAGTACAAGTATTAAAAGATAAAGGATTGTGGGAAGGCTTTCTTGATTCACTCAAACAGAGTATCAAGAAGTTGACGAAAAAAGATTTAGATAAAATCACTAAACGACACAACAAACAAGTAGCAAACTTCCTAAAAGATTTCGAAAAAAATCCTGAAAAATATGGTTATTAAATAAAAACTCTAAGGAATAGTTCGTGGCTGAAAACACCATATATTTAAAAAATCAAGAAAAAATAATTAAACTTACCGAACAAGAGGATAAGATTAAAAAGGATATCGCCCAATCTGCCAAAGAAATCGCAAAAGCTGGTGCAAAGGCCACTGAAGAACAAAAAGAAAGATTAAGAACACAAAAACTTGAATTAAAAGTAAAACAAGATGAAAAGAAAGTTACTCAACAAATAGGTAATATCCATGAAGAAATTGCTGATGAGATGTCTACGGAACAATTATTATCTTTTGATATCAGTAAAAATTTAAAAAGCCAAAAAAAGATTGATGAGGATATTGCCAAAATAAAAATGAGTGGTAATAAAGAAGATGCAGAGGCACTTTCTGTATTACAGAGAAGAAAAAAAACAATGGATGAACTTCTCGATACCACTATTGATAACGCATCACAGGCACAAGCAACTCAACAAATAGGTGAAAAAACTTTAGAAACACTTGGTATGAGTATTTCTTCTTTAAAGGGTATGAAAGACCAAGCAATTCTATTTGGTAGAGCATTGATGGCTAATCCTTATATGTTAATACTTGCAGGATTTGCTTTATTGATAATGTACATAAAAGATACCGTCTCATTTAGTATGAAGTTATCAAAAGAATTAGGAGTATCTGCATCACAGGCAGGAAAACTAAGTAATGAGATAGGGTTTGTAAGAAGAAAATTTTTAGATATGGTGGGGATTGATGTTTCTGCTATTTCAGGTCAGTTATTAGAAGATTTTGGTGATGTAAATATGCTTTCTGGTAAGACAGTACAAGAGATAGGTACTATGGCTCTTGGAATGGGAACTACTGGTCAAAACCTTGTAAAAGTAAGTAAAACAATGCAATCAGTATTACCAAGTGTAAGTAGTTCTGCAGAAGCAATGGAATCAATGTCTATGTTTGCTGCATATGCACAAGAAAATGGAGCAGCAACTGGTAAAGTTATGGATGACCTCGCAGAGAATACTGAGGTGTTTGCATCATTTGGTAAAGATGGTGGAGAGAATATTGCAATGGCAGCAATTCAAGCAAGAAAACTTGGATTGAATTTATCACAAACCGCTAAGATTGCAGATTCATTATTAGATTTTGAATCAAGTATTGAAAAGGAGATGGAGGCATCTCTATTAATTGGTAAACAATTAAATTATAACCGAGCAAGACAACTTGCACTTGAGGGTGATATTGCTGGAGCTGCATCAGAAGTAATGGACCAGATAGGTGGCCAAGAAGAGTTCTCAAGATTAAATGTAATTCAAAGAAGAGCATTGGCAGAATCAATTGGTGTAACAACAGATGAGTTAAGTAGATTAGCAAGTGGTAATTTAAATGTATCGAGTGATGCTACTGAACCTATGGATGCAGTTGCTGAAGGTCAGAAGATGTTATCTGAAGCAATGGGTGGTGTAGATAAAACTCTTGCAGTTACTAATGTAGCATTAAAAACATTAAGTAAAGCCTTTTCACAAAGAGCAGGTAAGAAAGCAGCAGCAGAAGCAGCAGAAAAAATGGCCACAAAGGGTATTCCAAAGGCATTAGAAACCTTAGCAAAAGGAAAAACAAAAGCTGGTGGTGCACCTGATATGAGATTTAAAGGTAATAAAAAAGCTGCACAAAAACTTGCAGAAGAATTGGGTAGTGAAAGTGCTGAAAAGTTAGTAAAGAAAGAAGTTACAGAAAAAGTTGTTCAACAGACCGTTAAACAAGGAAGTAAATTAGGTTTAAAAGCAACTATTGGTAAAGTACCAATAATAAGTATACTTACAGGTGCTGGTTTTGCAATAAAAGAAGCAATGGAGGGTGATTTTGTTGGAGCTGGTATGGAACTTGCAAGTGGTATTGCTGCAACTGTCGGTGCTGTTAGTGCAGGTGGTGGTACTGCTGTTTCATATGGAATTGATGCAGTTATACTTGCTCGTGAATTATCTCAAGCATCAGATACTTTAACCAATTTACAAACAGATTTAGATAAAGAAGTTGCAACATTAAATGCAGAGGACCAAGCAAAAGTTGCAGAGGCACTGAAAGGAACCGATGAGCAATTACAAGAATTTATTAAGGCAAACAATAGTTGGTTTGGTACTTCTGGCAATCAATTAGATGATGTTGCAGAAATACTTGGAAAGATATTAAAAGAACAACAATCACTTCCTGCAAAAGTAAAGCAAGATTAATATGGGATTATTTGATAAAGTAAAAACAGATGTAACATCTTTCAATTGGAAAGGTACGATAGGTAAGGAATCAAGAACTAACCAAGATAATTTACCGTCCGAACCAGGTCTACCAAATGAGAATCAAGAAACAAAACTTGATGGATATGATTATGGTAATGATTCACTAAAGAAGATTAGTGGGGATAGGAATCGTCAAGATAACTTACAGGCTAATCAAACAAGTAATAAATCACTTGAAGATAGATTAGATGAAGTTGATGAACAATATAAAAAACTTGGTGGTAACGAGGGATTAAAATCAGAGGGATTAGGTTTTGATGAACCATTTATCACAAAGGAGATTGGTGAGGGATATGGTGGTATACTTAAGATACCTGGAGTGTTTTATGGTGGAACTGCATTATCAGTAGTGAGAGCAGCAGAAGATGTTGTTCGTTTAGGTAAGTTTGCATTAACACCAAAAGGTATTCTATGGGGTGTGAAACAAGCATTACTACAGAAACAAAACACACAAATAAATACACAGAAGTTTGCACCAGTCAAAGGATTAGCATCTATTGCACCAATGGTACATGCACCAAGACATGCAAATAGTTCGTTAAATCCATTTGCAGATTCAGAAACATTTGAAGATACTGATGAGGGTACGAGAAGTGAAACTATAAGTGCAACTGATGTTGGTACACAGAAACAAGACCCAGAGGGATTCTTTGGTAATTTAGCAAATGCATTTGGATTTGGTGGTGGACCACAAACAGAAGAAGCATCTGAATATGGATTCCCAAAGGGTTCAAAGATAAAATCTGCAGGTGGTAATTTATATGAAGTAGGTACAAGTAATATGTTACAAATACCATATGGTGGTAAATATGGTGATTATAAAAAGACTGCATTCAAAGGTAAAATGACAGGGAAAGAGCAGAATAAAGATTTTATAAAATTTAAAATACGAGATGCAGTAAATGGTAAGTGGTTAATATTTCCAGCACATCTTGGTAGTATAACCGATACAATCTCACCAGAGTACACTCAAGATAGATATATTGGTAGACCTGATGCAGTTCATATTTACTCAGGTACTAATCGTAGTGTAAGTTTTGATTTTAAAGTTGCAGCATTCACTAAACAAGAGATACCAATCATCCAAGAAAAGATGAACTATTTAGTTGGGTTAGGATACCCAAGTTACAAGAGTTACTTTAGTGGAGATACAGAGGCAAGACCAGTAACACCATATGTTTATTTAACTATAGGTGATATGTTTAATCAAACACCAGGTTACTTCAATAGTATCGCAATAACCATCGAAGAGAATGCAACTTGGGAGATAGATGATAAACATCAAATACCACAAGTATTTAGTGTAAGTTGTGAGTTTGTATACATTGGTAAATATCTACCACAGACAGTAGGTAAACATTATGAAGTGCCTTGGTTAAAGGATAATGGAGTTGGTGAGAAGAAGTTTGGTACATTTGGTGACCAAGACCCAACAACATTAGGTGATAGACCTGCTAATGTACAAGCTAATAAGTGGAATAAATAATGAATAGATATAGATTCACAAAGATAAAAAAAGATAGTACTGAGGGATTTCAACATCGTGTGATAACTGAGTATCCAACCATCACACCTAAGAATTCAGATAGAATTTACTATTCTAAACAAGGTGAAAGATGGGATAATATTGCTTATAAGTTTTATCAAGATACTTCACTATGGTGGATAATTGCAAGAGCAAACACAGACATAGATTTTAAAGGTAATATGTCATTACCAATAGGTACTAAACTAATCATACCAGCAGATGTGGGTGAAATTATATCGGATTTAGAAAGAATTAACCGAATAAGACAATAATGTTTCAGTTCACACAGATTGATAAGAACATTCAAGATACTCTACATAAGAGAATCAATGCACTAACAAGAAGTGGTGAGTTCAATCCATTAGACCCTACTGCAGAACAACAAAGTAATGCAGTATCAGAAATGTTAACTAAAACTTGTTGGGTTAGAGTTACTACATCTATACCAGATTTCAAACGATACGCGGGTGAAGATGGTGACCCAGATAGTGGTAAGGTTATACGACCATTAGAGATTGAAAAAGAAAAACCATTTCGTTTAAGTGGTAACTTCAAAGATGGTCAACCAATCAATAGACCAATTACATCAAAAGTAAATTTGATGAATAATCCAAGAACTTCAACACTAAGAGCACCTGCAGGTGTTACTGGTGTATCAACCGCATTTGCAAATCATTCTATACAAAATGTAACAATCAATTGGAAATTATATGATAGAGATGATTTTGATGTATATGAACAAGGATTTTTAACTCATGGTAGAATAGTATTAGTTGAGTTTGGATGGAATGTACCTAATGTAAATCTTGGTGTAATGGAAAAACCAGGTGATATGATGGAGTATTATCAAAATATACAAAAACGAATTATTAATTCTGGTGGTGATTATTATGCTGCAATAGGAAAAATAAAAAGTTTTAGTTATAATATTGGTACTAACGGAGAGTTTGATTGTACAACAGAACTTACTTCAATGGGTAGTACTTTATTTAAAGGATTAATGGATACAGGTGACCCAATACCAGATTTATTAAAAAGTAAAAACCAAGAGAAGATAGAAGATGCATATGCAAAAGTTAATTTATCTTATGAAGAGTTCATGAAAGATTTTGATAATGTTCTCAAAAAACAAGTAGGTAAGGAACAAGGGGTTTACTATAATGAAAAACGAGAAAAGGGTTATTGTAGTTGGGGTTGGTTTGAAGATAATGTAATAAATACATTCTTTACCTTTACTACAAAAGCAGAGAGTGGTAAAGAGATAAGAACAGAAATGAGGAGTTTGGGGACTGGATACAAGAATGTTGATGGTACAATTACTAAACAACAAGGTGAAAATCCATGTAGAGTTGGACCAGATTTATTCACAAAAGATTTAAACATTATACTACCAGGTCGTATTGCAGGATTCGATGATTTAAAAAAAGCAAAAGATATAGAATCATTTGATGATAAGGTAAGAGAAGATTACGAAACCACTGCTGAAATATATAGTGCTATGAATAATCCAAAGGTATTTCAACCATTCGTACCATCGGATAAAACAGATAGCGGTAGTATTAGAAGATTTGTTTTTAGTTCAGATTTTTTAAAGAAATCGTTTTCAAAAGTAAGAGATTTAGATGCTGCATTAACAACACATTGGAGTAATGTATCTGCAGCGTATGGACATTATTGGAACTTTGAAACTATTAATGACCAAGATAATAATGGTAGAGTGGGTGTTATAGATAGTTTCAAACCAGAATCAAAAGTTTCTATGGTGAATCCAAGTCTTGATAAGAATGTTTTATCTAAACCAGGTAATACTAATGGTAAAACATTCGTGTTTCCACTTTATAGTACAAGAAGTTTATTTAAAGATTTTAGTTTACAAGTTAATTTATCAAGTGCAATGGCAACACAAGCATTATATCACTCACAAAAGAACTTTGCTAAAGAGGGACAGAACACTACAAACAAACCAGAGGATTTAGCAATAACTGCTATGTCTTCACTACAAAATCAATCCATGACAGACCCAGAGGGTAAAGGTGGTATCGACCAAGATTTTGTTTTAAAAGATGTTACACCTACTATAGTTGGTGCAGATGGTGAGGGTGGAAAAATGGTTAAACGAAGTGACCCTAATGACCCTAATTCAGAACTAAAAGTTGTGGATAGTAATTTATTTGTAGAGGGTGAACCATTATCTGATGCGGTAGTAAAACAACAAGAGATAGAAGCAAAAATAAAAAATGAAGAAGAGATTAAAAAAGCTAATTCAGGTACAAGGTTGATAACAGATAATGCTGGTTTGATTTATAAATCAAATGGTGAGATGATGAACTCGTTTCAAAGAGGTATGGATTTCCTACTACTAAAGAAAGATGATGCAAATGTAGATGTTGACCCTGTAACACCAATTGAAGTTTCATTCACCATGCCTGGAATTGGTGGAATACAAATGTATGATATATTTGGTGTAGATTATTTACCTGATAATTATAGAAGATATGGATTATTTCAAGTGAGTGGAATGGACCACACACTATCTACTGCAGGATGGGATACAAAGATTACAGGTAAGTTAAGGGTGGATATGGAAACTCTTACAAAAGATGCCAAGGCACAATTTAAATACAAAGATAGTACTGAAGAGAAAATAAATTATTCTGAAACAAGTAATATTAATTTCCTTGCATTAATACAAAATGCAAAGGAAGAGCAGACAGAAGAATCTACGGAAAATGAAGAAAATTTTGATGCACTTGCAGAATATGATGCAATTGAAACTGGTGATGTGAAAGAAGATGTGGAATAAATAAATTACATTTTCAAGCTTTTTCTTGATATATATTATTAAATGGTTATAGTTCAAAGATTACAATATTGGTTTACAAAACTTTATATTAAACTTCTCTTGCGATACAACAAAACATATAAGAAAAAATATATGGAAGTCCGTCTGCAAGAATTACAAAACATGATTAAACAAAAAGGAGATGCATGATGAAAATTGATGTATTAGACAAAGGGTATATTGAATTAGTAGATACACTCGGTGATGATTTAACGCCAGTAAATGCTGCAAGGGTATCATTCGGTGGTAGAAGTGAAACATTTGAAGAAAAAGATAGAAAATTATCTAAGTTCTTAATTAAACACAAACATTTTTCACCATTCAGACATCAACATGGTATGTTCATTA